GAGAAGGGAAGAACCACCAAAACATAGATACATACAAATCATAGGTGAGGACAAAAAGGAAAAGAAAGACCTAAAAAAGAGATTAAAGCACGAAATTAGACCTTATCCTAAAAATACACAGGAATTTAACAAAGCAATTCAACAACATACAACGATAGAACCTGAAACTGACATTAAGACAAAGTTTTGGTAATATCAAATAATTTAAGTATATTAGACATATGAAATTTTGGGACACAGGTACAGAAATAAAAAAGACAGACGCATTTGATTTTGAAAGAAATAAGAGAGAGTTAATTGAAAACTTGGATTACTTATTCGCAATGACGGTGCAAGAACAAACCCTTTATAAAAAGTGGTTGGAGTGGAATGAAGATTTGCATGCAAGTATGAAATTGCTGCCGGCACTTCATCAACAATACGATAAGATTTGGCAACCGAAAGACTTATTAGACAAAGAAGGGACAATCAAAGAAATACAAGAGATGCAACCTTATGTTGAATTAGTTGGAGAAGGTGATGAAGCAACCCGTTGGACATATGTTAGAAAGTTGATTTCTTCAATGGAGTTTACAGCAAATCCAGGTCGTAATGTTAAAGGGTATGTAAAAGATAGAGTGAGTGGTAAAATATTAGGTGTTATCAGTTTAGGTAGTGATATTACTAGTTTGGGTGTTAGAGATGAATTTATAGGTTGGACTAAGGAGGACAAATTCAATGGTGGTAAATTAAACTGTACTGCAATTGGAACATCAATCATCGCAACTCAGCCACTGGGATATAATTTCTTAGGTGGTAAGTTGGTATCAGCACTGACAACCTCACCTACATTTAGACAAGAGTGGAAAGAAAAGTATGGTGACATATTGGTAGCGGTTGGAACAACATCATTATATGGCATTCATTCACAATACAATGGTATTCCACATTTCAAAACATTGGGTGAAAGTAAAGGTAAAATCAGTATTAAACCTGATGACAAATACTATGATGTATGGCATCATTGGTTACAAGAGAATAAAGCTGATTGGTATAGAGACCAAATTGAATTAGCATCAGCAGATAAGTCCGGCCCAGTTAGTGGTGTTAAACAAAAGATATTAGGACAAATATTCAAAGAATTAGGAATTAAAAACGATACATACCATCACGGATTTAAAAGAGGTGTATATTTCGCACCAATGTATGAGAATGGTAATGATTATCTATGTTCTAAAATTGATGAGGATAAATTGATAATGAAACCAAAGTTTGTACAAGGTGATGAATATACAATTAAATGGTGGAAAGATAAAGCAATAAAGAGATATTCTAAATTGCATGAAGAAGGTAGATTAAAACCAGAAAAGTTATTCTATGCAGAAGCAATCGGTTTAACTTGGGAGGAAATGAAAGACAAATTTTTAGCAGACGTGGGTAGATAAAATAGCATATGTATCAAAACATTTATTACGAGAGACAAAAGAATTTAATGCATCTTTGGGACGATAAACAGGGATATTCTACAATGCCATACCGAAAGTATGCATATAAGAAAGACCCGTACGGACAACATCTTTCAATGAATGGTGAAAAACTAAGTCGTATTTCAAAGTGGGAAAAGGATGAAGCAGATGACCTATTTGAAAGTGATGTTCCAGAAACAACAAGAGTATTAGTAGATATTTACGATAGTGATATTCCCTCAACAGGACATAGAGTATTGACTTTTGACATTGAGGTTGAAATGATTACAGGTCTACCAAACACACGAGAAGCACAAAATGAATTGACAGCAATTGCTGCGCATGATGGAGCAACAAAACTCTATGATGTATTCGTATTAGATAAAGACAAAAAAGTTAAAAATAATGCCAAAAACTTTAGCAAAGATGGGAGAGAAGTTACTCTTCACATTTTCGATAACGAGAAAAATCTCTTACTTGCTTTCCTTAATTATTACGAGGAAATTGACCCGACTATTCTTACAGGGTGGAATATAGATTTCTTTGATATCCCATACCTTTACAATCGTATTAAAAATGTATGTGGTGAAGGACATGCAAAAAGACTTTCTAGAATAGGACAATGTTTCTATTCACCTTATAGAGAAAAGTGGACATTCGGTGGTGTATCTATTTTGGATTATATCAGTTTATACAAACAATACAACTTTGGTCTGGAATCAGCATACACTCTAAATCACATCGCAACAAAAGAATTAGGTAGAGGTAAGGTGGAGTATGAAGGAAGTTTGGATGACTTATTTGTAAACGATTTAGAAAAGTTTATTGAGTATAACATTGTCGATGTAGACTTAGTAGTAGCAATGGATGAGAAGTTAAAGTTTATTGATTTATGTAGGGCAATATGTCACGCTGGTTATGTTCCTTATGAAGATTATATGTTTTCGTCAAAATGGTTAGAAGGTGCTTGTTTAGCATACCTTAAAACTAAAAATATGGTAGCAACAAACAAACCTGCGGATAGGAGAGAAAGGATGCAGGCGTTGAGAGATAACGACCAAGAGAAGTTTATTGGAGCATATGTAAAAGAACCCATCGTTGGAAAGTATGACTGGATATATGATTTGGATTTAACATCTCTATACCCATCAATCATTATGACATTAAACATCTCACCTGAAACAAAGATTGGTAAGATTTCAAATTGGGATGCAGAACAATATATCAAAGGTGAAGAAATCACTTATAAGTTAAAGGGTAAGGATGGTGATGAATACGAATACAATCGTCAGGAATTAGCAGATGTTATCAAAGATAGTAATTTGGGTGTAGCAGCTAATGGAGTTCTTTATATGCAAGATAAACCAGGTTTGATTGCGGATATCCTTAACACATGGTTTAACAAAAGAGTTGAATATCGTAAATTAGAAAAGAAATATGGTGAGGAGAAAAATACCGAATTATATGAGTTCTATGGTAAGAGACAACACGTTCAGAAAATCCTTTTGAACTCAATGTATGGTGTATTAGGTCTACCAGCATTCCGTTTCTATGATGTGGATAATGCAGAGGCAGTAACCCTAACAGGCCAAGTCGTAATTAAAAAGACGGCTGAAATGGCAAATAGAAAATATTGGAAAGAATTAGGAACAACGGATGACTATAATGTTTATATTGATACGGACTCAATTTATATGATGGCAGAACCTTTGGTAAAACATAGATACCCAGACTATAAACAATTTGACGAAAAGAGAATGGCAGTTGAGGTCGACAATATTGCAACCGAAACACAAACATTCTTAAACTCATTCTATGATTTATTGGCAGAGAGATTTTTCTTTATTCCAAAAGACAAACATAGATTTGAGATTAAAAAGGAATATATCAGTAAAGCAGGATTTTGGGTAGCTAAGAAAAGATATGCACAATGGATGATTTTAAAAAACGGAATACCTTGTGATAAGTTAGATGTGAAAGGATTGGATGTAGTTAGAAGTTCATTCCCTAAAGCATTTCAAAAGTTTATGTCTACAATGTTGAAAGATATCTTAATGGGTAAAGGACATGATTATATAGATGATACCCTATTGACTTTTAAGAAAAGTTTACCAACACTACCTGTAAATACAATCGCAAAAGGTGGTGCATTAAAAGAATTGAGTAAATATGATAATGGTAGTTGGAAAACGGGTGACGCAGTAGCAAACTTTGAGAAAGGAACACCTGCACACGTTAAAGCCGGAATAACATACAATAGATTATTAAAATTTTTCAATTGTCCATATAAACATGAACCAATTAGAGATGGTGATAAAGTAAAGTGGGTATATCTTAAAGACAACCCATTAGGATTAGAAACAGTTGCATTCAAAGATTATAATGACCCAAAGGAAATTATGGATTTTGTGGAAACCTATGTGGATAGAAACAAGATATTTGAAGCAGAATTAGAAAACAAATTAGATGATTTTTATAACGCATTGAAGTGGGATAAAGTCACCGCAGATACAAAAACAGCAAAAAAGTTTTTCGCATTTTAATTTGGTATTATAAAAAATTAATCGTATATTAGTAAAACAAACATAAAACATGAACAAAAACAATTTATTAAAATTTATTCAAAAGTATTCACTAGGTGGACTTATTGAATCAGTAGCGTGGAACGCTGAAGGAACGAAATTATCAGTTAGATTTATTTCAGATGACAAAACATTATTAGGTGAGGTAGAGTTTAACGCTTACACATCAACACCAATGAATGTCGGTATTTACACAACATCATTATTAAAAAATATGATTGGTGTATTGGATAACGATTTAACATTGAAAGTTGATAAAGCAGGTGATAAATCAATATCATTAAAGTTATCGTCTGACGAAACTGAAACATCTTATCAATTAGCAGATTTAGGAGTTATTCCACCTGTACCAGATTTGAAACAGTTGCCTGATTTTAATATTGATATCGAAATGGCATCAACTATGATTGACAAATTTATCAAAGCAAAAGGTGCATTGAGTGATGTAGATACATTTACAGTATTTACCGAAGGTGGTGACTTAAAGATGGCAATTGGTTATTCTTCAATTTCGACAAATAGAGTAACATTTACGGCAACTAAATCATTCGATGGTGATGTTAAACCAATTTCATTCTCAGCAAAATATTTAAAAGAAATTCTTACTGCAAATAAAGAAGCAACATCTGCAAAATTAAAAGTATCAACCGATGGTTTAGCAAATGTTCAATTCCAAATTGATGACTTTATTTGTAAGTATTATTTAGTAGAAATCTCAAATTAATAAAATGGCAAAAGAACAATTAGAATTATTTCCAACAGAAGTTGGTTATGAAGTATCTCAACAAGAAGAATTACAACAACAAGATGCAGGTAGTATTAATGTACCTGAAGCACAACCAATTCAAGACGCAGAGTGGTGTTTTCAATTTTTCAACAACGAACCAATTGTATTTGCATGGTCAAATGAAGGTGAAGAACCTGCTCCTTTGGTTTTACAATTACAACCAACAGAAGGTGAAGGATTAAATTTTCAACAAAACGGAATGACTTTTAGAGTATTCCCAAGAGAAATTAGTGAAGAAACAAAACAACAAAGAGCAGAACAAAATGCAAGTAAAAATAAAGAAGCTTAGTCCAGAAGCAGTAATACCAACCTATGCAAAAGAAGGTGATGCCGGTATAGATTTAGTTGCAACATCAATAAAGTTTGATGGCACACAAATTACATACGGAACAGGATTGGCAATGGAAATACCCGAAGGATTTGTAGGATTAGTATTCCCTCGTTCATCCATTCGTAAAACCGATTTATCATTAAGTAATTCGGTAGGTGTAATTGATAGTGGATATAGAGGTGAAATACAGGCAACATTTAATCAAAGGTCATTATCATCTCAAAGTGGTAGTTTTGTATATGGTGTTGGTGATAGGATTATGCAAATTATAATTATTCCACACCCACCAATTGAATTTAAAGAAGTAGATGAATTAACAAACACCGAAAGAGGCGAAGGCGGATTCGGTTCAACTGGAAAATAATATGAGTTTTTTCGCAAACGATATAAACAAAAGAGAACATAGTTTGTGGGTGGAGAAATACCGTCCACAAACTTTAGCTGACTATGTTGGTAATGAAACCATCAAAGAAACAATTCAGCAATATTTAGATGCAAACGACATACCACATTTATTGTTGTATGGAAAAGCGGGCACAGGTAAGACCACACTTGCTAAATTAATCGTAAACACAATCAAATGTGACTTTATGATTATTAACGCATCGGATGAAAACAATGTGGATACTGTTAGAACAAAAGTTAAGAACTTCGCATCATCGGTTGGATTTGCAGGTTTTAAAGTAATTATCTTAGATGAGTTTGATTATATGACACCGGGAGCACAAGCGATTTTGAGAAACTTAATGGAAACATTTAGTAAACATTGTCGTTTCATCTTAACCTGTAACTATATTGAAAAAATTATTGACCCTATTCAAAGTAGATGTCAATCTTTTGCAATCACTCCTCCGACTAAAAAGGATGTAGCAGTTCAGGTAGCAAAGATATTAGAAGCTGAAAATATCAAGTTTGAACCAAAGAATATGGCTGATGTGATTAATTCATATTATCCAGATATTAGAAGAATACTTAATACTTGTCAATTACAATCTGCAAAAGGCGAATTGAAAGTAGACCATAGAGTAATGGTTGAAGCAAACTTTGCAACTAAACTTATTGAGCTTTTAAAAGAAAGTGACGATAAGAGAAATATGTTTATGAAAATTAGACAGGCAGTAGCAGACAATAAATTAAACGACTACTCAGAAATGTATACAATGTTATACGACAAAGTGGATGAATACGCAACAGGAAATGTAGCAAATGTGATTTTGACTATTGCAGATGGTCTTTCAAAAGATGCATTAGTAGTGGATAAAGAAATCGTATTTATGTCTACAATTATACAAATTTTAAATATTATAAAATAATGGAACAACAAATGAACCAATTACCGCCGAATTTTAATTTAAATGACGCAAGAGATATGGATTGTGATTGTGGTGGAAAGATTTTCTTACCAGGTTACAGATTCAAAAAAATTAGTAGATTATTAACAGGTGCACCAAAGGATTCGGTTATGCCAATTGAATTATATGTATGTGCAACTTGCGGTAAACCTTTAAATGAGTTATTACCACAAGAACTACAAGAAACAAAAATCATAGAATAATGGCACAAAAGTTATTTGACCATATCAATGCAATAACTACTATTCAAGACCCGAAGTATTTTGATAAACTTAGTGATGAAGATTTAAAAACTTGGAGTAACTTTATGATTAATAGATTTTTATCAATGAAGCCTGAATGGGTAGAATTGATTGCATCTATATTGCCCCTAACTCAAACACTTTCCCCTAAAGAAATGTATAGTTTGTATATTAATATTATTCCAAAAGGTAAATACTTTTTAAAATATATTAAAGGAAAATCTGAAGATAAATACGAACAATTTATAATAGACCTTTTAAAGAAAGAATACGATTGTTCAGAAAATCAAGCAATAGACTATTTAGAAATTCTTTATTCAACAAGAGAAGGTAGAGAATATATGAAATATGTTTGTGAAAAATATGGTATAGATAAAAAGCAAATAACTAAATTGAAACTTAAGATTTAATATTTATATAAAAAAATATGAATAAAAATTCCAATGATGCAAAACAACATTTTTTAGAATATGGATATTGTAATGCTTCTTTAAAAGATATTGATTTAGAATTTTATAATTATTTGGAAGCCAATTTTATTTGTGACGAAGAAAATAATTTACAAAATAAATTTTATAAATTTAGATTTGATGCTAAAGAAGATTTTAGAATAAAATATACCAGTGAAACTCAATCGTATGAAGAAGCTAGACTTAAAAAAGAAGAACTTTTAAATTCATATGATAATTCCGAAATAAGTCAATGTTGGTATATGTATAGTGGCTTTAAAAATTCCGAAAGATTTATTATTCAAAATGGTATTTATAATATTTGTAAATACTTTTATGATTTACCCGATAAAGGTTCATTAAATAATAGTGAACTTGAATTTACTTATTATGATAAAGGATGTAGATTTCATGTACATAAAGACGCAGCTACTATAAATTTGTGTTCTATTATTATTTATTTAAATAAAAATTATAATAAAGATAATGGTGGCCTTTTACTATTAAATGGTGAAGAAATCATCCCAGAATTCGGTAATATAGGATTTATGGACTTATCAAAACACGATATCAGTCATGGTGTAACCGAAGTAATCGGTGGGCCTGGTAGATATGCAATACTTTCTTTTCCAAGATTAAAACCTATAATATAATTTGGTAAATCAAATTATTTGTCGTATATTAGATATAATATGGCAAGAGTATCATTTTCACAATATAGTATGTGGCATAACTGTCCACAACAATATAAATTAGCATACATAGATAAGTTGGGGGAAAACTCCTCCAACATTCATTCAATCTTTGGAACTGCAATGCACGAAACACTTCAAAACTATTTAGAGAAATGTTTAAGAATATCAAAGTCACAAGCTGACAAAATGATTGACTTAAATGAATATCTAAAAGAAAGAATGAAAGATGCGTATCTTAAAGAAACCGAAGGGGAAATAGGCAACACTACAATTTGCACCAAAGAAGAAATGGTAGAGTTTTTAGAGGATGGAAATGTCTTATTAGATTGGTTCCAAAAACCGAAAAACTTTAACAAATTCTTTTCGTTAAAACACGATGAATTGGTAGCAATTGAACAACCTATAAACACAAAGATTTCTGAGAATGTAAACTTTATGGGTTTCATAGATTTGATTATCAGAGATACATTTACAGGCAGATACAGAATTATTGACTTTAAAACTTCTACAAGAGGTTGGAGTAAGTATCAAAAATCAGACCCAGTTAAAAGTGCACAAATCCTTTTATACAAAAAGTTCTATGCTGAATTACTAAACATTTCCGAAGATGTGATTGATGTTGAATTTATCATTTTGAAAAGAAAGGTAGAGGTAAGAGAGGATATTCCAACACATAGAATTAGTAAACACATACCAGCAAATGGTAAGATATCAGTAAATAAAGCATGGAAAGGTTTTACGGACTTTGTAGAGAGTGTATTTGATAAAGAGGGTAATTATAAAACCGACATAGAGTATCCAAAGAACGCAACTAAACTATGTGAATGGTGTGAGTTTTTTCATAGAGGATTGTGTGATAGAGGATTAAAAAATTTAAATTAAACAATATATATTTTAAAAGTTATGGCAAAAAAGAAAATTCTGTTATTGGCGGATGATTTACGAATGGCAAGTGGTATTGCAAATGTTTCTAAACAATTAGTTTTAGGAACTGTTGATAAATATGATTGGGTACAATTAGGTGCAGCAATCAAACATCCAGAAGCAGGTAAAGTATTTGATTTAAACGATAGTGTTAGAGAACAAACAGGCGTAAAAGATGCAAGTGTTAAAATATATCCATTTGATGGTTATGGTAATGCCGATGTAATTCGTCAATTATTAATGGTTGAAAAACCTGATGCAATCTTACACTTTACTGACCCAAGATATTGGTTATGGTTATATGATATTGAGCATGAAATTAGACAAACATGTCCTTTATTCTTTTATCATATTTGGGATGATTTACCAGACCCTAAGTATAATAGAGATTACTACGAAAGTTGTGATTGGATTGGATGTATCTCAAAACAAACATATGGTATTACCCGTAGAGTTTGGGGTTGGGATAAAGAAAAACATTGGACTAAGCCTGCAGATTGGCAAGTAAGTTATGTACCACATGGTATCAATTCCGATTTATATAAACCAGTAGAAGTTCCAAAAGATTTTAAACAAAGTATATTTGGAGATAAAGAATATGATTTTGTATTATATTGGAATAATAGAAACATTCGTAGAAAACAACCGATTGATGTTATATTAGCATTTGATAAGTTTGTTGAAGCACTTGCTCCTGAACAAAGAAATAAAGTATGTTTATTAATGCACACTACTCCTGTTGAAGAGCATGGAACGGATTTACCAAGAACAATTGCAGAATGTTGTTCTCCAGAAACGAATGTAGTATTTGCACCAAATAGATATTCCGAAGAACAATTGAACTATCTTTATAATATGGGTGATGTAACAATCAATGTAGCATCTAACGAAGGATTTGGATTGGCAACTGCGGAGTCAGTAATGGCAGGAACGCCAATCATAGTAACTGTTACGGGTGGATTACAAGACCAATGTGGATTTAGAGACAAAGGTACAGGTAAGTTATTGACTGCAGAAGATTATGTTGAAATTGGTTCTTTACACGATAGACATAAAAAAGCAGGTGTAGTTTGGGGAGATTGGGTTAAACCAATTTGGCCAGTTAGGTCAACAACAGGTTCAGTACCTACTCCATATATTTTTGATGATAGAGTTGACTTTGAAGATATTACTCCTTTAATTATGGATTGGTATAAAACACCAAAAGAAGATAGAGATAAAGCTGCACTAAAAGGTAGAAAACATTTTATGGGTGAAGGTCTGTTGAGTAGAGAAGCAATGTGTAAAGAATTAGTAGAAGGTATGGAAGGTGCATTTGCAAATTGGAAACCAAAACAAAAATTTAAATTAATAGAGTTATAGTATGAAACCAACATTAGTATTTCAGGCACCAATAGCAACAAGAAGTGGGTATGGTGACCACGCGAGAGATTTATTACATTCTCTTTATAAATTAGATAAGTTTGAAATTAAAGTAATTAGTACACGCTGGGGCAATACTCCAATGGACTCACTTAATTATGATAATCCGTTTCATAAGTGGATAGTTGATAATATTGTTCCTCGTATTGACCAAAAGCCTGACATTTATATTCAGGTTACTGTACCAAATGAATTTCAACCAGTAGGACATTATAACATTGGAATTACCGCAGCAATCGAAACAACACATTCTCCATTAGATTGGGTACATGGTTGTAATAGAATGGATTTAATTATAGTACCATCGGAACACTCAAAAAAGAGTTTAGTAGATAGTGTTTATAATGAACAAGATAATAATACAAAACAATTAATAGCACAACATAGAATTCAAAAACCAGTTGAAATTCTTTTTGAAGGATTTAATGAAATGGATTTTGGAACCGATGATGTGGTGAATGTAACTGAATTAGATGCAATCAAAGAAGATTTTGCATTCTTATTCGTAGGACATTGGTTAAGAGGTGATTTGGGTGAAGATAGAAAGAATGTGGGAATGATGATTAAGTCATTTGCAATGGCATTCAAAAACGAAAAAGTTAAACCTGCATTAGTTCTTAAAACCAGTTCAGCAGGATTTAGTGTAATAGATAGAGAAACTACTATTAAAAAAATAAAAGATGTATTAGGAAAAGACTATAAATCAGTTCCAATTTATCTTTTACATGGTGACTTAACCCCATCAGAAATGAATGGTTTATACGAACATCATAAAGTAAAAGCAATGTTGAATTTTACAAAAGGTGAAGGATTTGGTAGACCTCTATTAGAATTTAGTTTAACAGGTAAACCAATATTAGTAAGTGGGTGGAGTGGCCATTTAGATTTTTTAAAACAAGGTGCAGTCCTATTAGATGGTGAATTAAAACCTGTACATGAATCTGCAGCTGACCAATTCTTATTAAAAGAGTCCAGTTGGTTTAATGTTAATATTTCAAAAGCATTAATTGCAATGAAGGATGCCTATAAGAATTATGATAAATATAAAACAGAAGCTTCTAAATTAGGAAAACATAATTTGGTAAAATTTAGTCTAACTAAAATGACAGAAGGATTTGATAGTATTTTAAATCAGTATGGTATTTATAGTAAGATACAACCAAAATTTCAACAATTGCAATTACCAAAATTAAAAATATTAAATAAATAATTGTGAATATATTAATAGTAACCAATAATCGTTGTGGTTCAATTGCGTTTTCCAAATGGTTGAAAAAAGCAATGGAAATACAACCAACTTATACAACATCAGAAACCGATATGAACTTAATATATAATGTAATTTTAAACCCAATGGAAGTAGATGGGTTCTACGATAAAGAAAATACAATTGTTGTATTAACATTTGATGATTATAAGAAATTTGTTAAAAAATTTAAATTTATTCCTGAAGAAAAATTTGATATTACAATTTGTTTAAAGCGTTCAAATACTAGAGAACAAGCTGAAAGTTATGTAAGAATATTAGAAAATGGATATTCCAATAGACCATATGTTATGTCGGAAGAGTGGATTTTAAAAAATGAAGATACTATTTCTAAATTTGATAAAAAATTTAAAAAAGATAATGATGATATGAAATCAATATTTGGGTTACATATTGATTATGATTCACTTTATAATAAAGAATATGCAAAGGATTTTTGGAATGTGGTTTCATATCTTGGAATAATAGGAGAATTTGATTGGACTTTAGATAGGTCATTTAAACTTAGAAGAACTAGTTATAATTAAATTTAGTATAATTTATGATTTGGATATTTGGTGATTCATTTAGTGTACCATTTGAAACACATATTAATAATAAATGTGATTGGGCAATTGATTATTGTAATTTTAAAAAGAAAATACCTAAAGTATTTGGGAATGTATTATCCGATTTATTGAAAATGAATGTTACAAATTTAGCAATACCTGGATGTGACAATTATACTATGTTTCATTCTTATATTAAAAATATAGAAAACATAAAAAAAAATGATATTGTAATATTTGGATGGTCTAATACATTAAGATACAGATTAGGAAATGATTTTAATAAATTTACAACCATTATAATTGAATGGGATGAGAAAAAAATATCAAAAGAATTTTCTAATTTATCAAAAAACACATTAAATGAGTTACTTATGATAAGAAATTCATTGGCATATTATGATGAATTAAAAGAATTTATAAAAATAATAAAATACTCTTTACCAAATAATCTTATTTATAATTGGTCACCATTTTTAGATGTACGAAAAAATGTTTCAGACTTAGAAAATATAATCCCACCTTCAGGAATTAATATAGAAACAAATGGATTGGTAAACGATTATCATTATGGTGAAATTGCTCATTTAAATTTGGCTATGTATTTTTATAAAAAAATTAAATCAAAAAAAGATGGCAACACCATATAGTCCAATATATCGTAGGTATATAGATGAAAAAAATTCTGTAAAACCAAACCAAATGGTAAGAGCAAAATTTTATCAAATAAAGCAATATGAATATGTTGATGGTACAAAAGGTAGATACTCAGAAGCAAATGCTCCTATTATATTTACATTATTTGTATCAAAAGCAAAAGACATTGTACACGCTATAAAAGTAACGGATATTAGACCTGAACTGATAAGAAGATTTTTTGGTAAAATGGTAAATGAAGATACCGAATTATTAGAAATCAAAGGCCCTTCATCAAAATTATACCAAAATATTATTAAAAAAAGTAAGATAATAAGAGATGACGCTTATAGAACATATAAGTTAAGTGGTCTTGGTCGTATATTAGAATTGGATATGGAAATTGATATGATGACACCAAAAAATAATCAAGCAATTGGAATAGACCCTAAGTCACAAATAAAAAATAAATAGTTATGACATCAAAAGAATTTACACTTTGG